TTCCATGTGGTGGACGTCCCACGTTCGCAGAACTTGAAGCAAACGAAGCGGATGTACATATATTAGACCTGAGTTATAAACTTACTCTATTGGATAGAGATATCATATATAGGTACGACGGTATTGGCGACGATGATAATCTACGTTTACGTGTAGACTATTTAATAAAAATTATATCCGACGAAGAATTTAAGAAGGAACTTCAAAGACGTGATAAACATAAATGTAAACTAGAGGATATACGGAATATATACGGAATGTTTTCCGATACGTGTGGTGATTTACTCCGTCAATGGATGATCGATCCAACTAAAACGAAGGAGATATTGCGTACCGTTCACGCATTAGCTGATTATTCGAATAATGTCATAGCAAAAATACGAAATAGGTACAACTGTACGATACCCTATTATATATTGTTACGTGCACTTTAAGAATAGAGTCGTTTACATCATAAATGAAATTAATAGAAATAGCTTCGGCAATTACATCACTTTTTCCATTTATGATTTTAGAGAATTTTGGTAGTGTATCGAGTGTATTTTACCATTTACATAGAAATGAAACCATGTATAAACTTGTTTATATATCCAGACATGTAGATCTTATACGATTGGGGTACGTACTAAAAGGTGGTTTCGATTACATGGAACTCGTATTCAATTTTTTATCCATAGTTATCATTTATAAATCGAGTATTCATGATAAAAAGTATATGGATGTAAACTTAATCATAAGTGTAATTAAAAGTACATTTGGTATGCCTAAATTACACTACCTCGTCTCACTTTACTTTTGGTTTGTAGCATTTATTATTCATTACGATACTGTATTTGGAAGATATACAGATATAATAGTAAACTTACTTTTGTGTCCACCCCAATATTTATTGAAGAATAATATTATTGTTGTATAATAGAAAATGAACAAAGTTATATTATTTGTATCGTTTTTACTTATTATATGGTTTTTCATACCCATATATGAAAAACCCAGAGTACTAAAAAGTGTATTAAGTGAAGATGAGTGTAAACATATACAAGACATTGCGTCTAAAAAATTAGAAACGTCTACGGTATCTAAAAGTCGTGATATAGATGAAAAAATACGTAAAAGTGAAACGGCGTGGTTAAAAGCATCAGAAGATCCCGTTGTTAATAAACTTATACGTAATTGTGTATCAATGACGGATCGACCTTTTCGTAATTGTGAAGATTTACAAGTTCTTAGATATAAACCGGGTGGTTTTTATAAACCACACCAAGATTGTTTTCCAAATGATAAAAATAAACGCATGTACACATTCATAATTGCCTTGAATGACGAGTATGAAGGTGGTGAAACAGAATTTCCAAATATAAATAAGCGGTACCGTTTAGAAAAGGGTGACGCTTTGTTCTTTAATACATTAAACAATTACGAATGTATAACTAAAAAAGCGTTACATGGTGGCGCACCCGTTAAATCAGGTGAAAAATGGGTATGTAATTTATGGATTCGGAAATACAGATATTAACTGACTTATATAATAATCGCGTCGATCGAATGCTAGATGTACAAGTGTACATACATTTAAAAGACTATATACGAAATAATATATAATATATTCGAAATATAAATTATACGTCGCCAAAGTAAAACACACCGAAAGATAAAATGTATGTATTTTTAAAATATCAATCTTATTTTCTAGGACTGAAACGTATGATATTGCAGACATAAATGTATCCATAAGTGACTGATAATTATCCGATATCATAATAGTACCCATTATTGTCGTAAAAAGCATAATAAAATGCATAAATTTATACACACCACGTATTTTAACACTTCTTACATCTATATTTCTCGCTCGAATTTGTTCCGGTTCTGGTTCTGGTTCTGGTAATGGTGGAGGTCTTTCAGCCGTATTATCTATACCTATCACGGGTATATCATCCGGGTTTATAACGACGTTATAATATTCATTCGTCGTCATTTCCTCTTCTTTTATTGAATAATATTTTTAAACCAATTTTTGTAATAATGGTACATTTCACTAATTTAATAATCGTACGAAAACACTTTTGACTCCGTTCACGCGCATTAATTTTTCTTATTTTATGTAAATTATTGCACATCTCGATATAATCACCATCCCGTATTTTATGTTTATTATCATCAATTATGTTTAAAATGCGTCTCAGGTATTTTTCCATATAGTATACTTTATATAATTAATTTAGTTTAAGACGACAAAAACTTCCCAGTTTCGTCAATGATGAGTTCACCTCGATCAGATAACATTTTTCGGTGTAACATGTGGTGTTGCTTAACATCGTCTTTGTTTTGTCCGACATATGGTACGGCGTAGCCTTGTTCACACATCCATTTGTTCACGTTCGTCCAAATCCCATCTTCGTGAACCCAAAGTTCACCGAGTGCGCGTCCGTATTTACCGACCGAGTCGCGTTCGGGACATCTCAATTCAATCTCGATGTCGTCCTTATCACACTCGACAGCTTTCGTCACCCACCCGGCAAGTTTCTTCTTGGCATGTTTCCCATAAACCTTTTCGGTCAAATCACGCGTTCGCGATTCTTCGGTATCGATACCGAGCAATCGTACGCGTTGGCGAATGAGTACATCAAACCCCAAATCGATAAGAACGTCAACGGTATCACCGTCAACGACTTTCGAACACGAGTCGATTTTGTATTTAAATTCACATGGTTTTTGGTTATAGGTAGTCATTATATATATAGTTTAATAAATTAATCTTTAACCAAGCGTATGATGACACTCCCAACACAACGTTGCGACGGGGTACTGTTTATGTAATTCTATAAACTTCCTCAATATTACATGTGTTTGATATCCTTCTTCCGTTCGTGATTCTGAGACAGCAATTTTTAAAATTTCGGGTCGAGATTTGATAGTATGTGCATGCGTTAAAATACATTTTTTACCTCCACTTTGTATTTCATTTTTCTTAGCACCACATCCCAAACACGATGGAGCAGTTCTAAAAAAGTTTTTTACTAAATTGGCGGCATTCGCTTTCGAATAGTGTATTATATTCTCTTCCGGTGTATCCTTTGGAATTGTAATACTATATTTCTCGCTCATATTTTGAATTTTTGTTTTTTGTAATTTACAATCTATAAAGTTAATCGAATCTTTTTTCAATTTTCGAAACATACTTGAATTTGTATCGTGTAGATTTTTAATGTTATCATTTATGTACATATCCGATACAAGTTCACATAAATCATCCATTATTTCATCGTTATTTTCTTTATTAATTTTCAAACATTTTGTTTTTTCATCGCGCTCAAATTTATCACCCGTCGTTAGAAATCTATACACCTCGATCATGGACCGGAATCGTTTACCTTCCGGTGAAAAGTAATAGTTATCGGTCATACCCACAGATTTACCCGATTTTCGTGTTTCTATTTTGACATACCATTCATCATTTATTTCTTGCCCCTTACCTTTTAGATATTTCTTAAGACTATTGAGAGCCGACATTACACTACTCTATAAATCACGTATCCTTTTAAGTTCATCGCATATTTTCAAATAATCACCTTCGGGTAAATTTTCCGAGTTTTTATCTATAAGTTCCATAACAATTCTTGAAACATTTCGTAATGTTACATCTCTATCATACGTAGGTTCTGGTAATAACGGTGGTCGACATAACCAATCCGTTCCCGTAATCGCCCCGTCGTAATTGTATATTTCGCGAATGTGTGTTAGGAAATCCCGTAATCGCGTATAATAAGTGGTGGGTGAGCAGACAGAGTCGTGTCTGAAAATATAATCTTTAATAACGAGCACGTTTTGAGTATCACTCCATAACCCTCGATTATAATTAAACATGGATATTGGTCGGATAGTACCATCCTCGGGCGTCGGTAACATATCGTTACGGTTAAGATACGATGCGTTATAATTGAATGAAAATATAGGGGACGCGTATGCTTCGATGCTTTGAACAGGACCCCGCCCGCGATCGTTTTCGTATATTACCTTAATGAGTATATGCTGAATACCTTCACATGGGTTAGGTATAGTTGACCGTATACTACTATTGACGAAAGGTGTTGACGGCATTTATATACACTTACATTTATTCCTTATCTGGTTTTATAAGAATTTCGGGTGCATCATCAACTATATCTATAACATACCTACTTTCATTATCTGTAGGAGATACTGTTACTATTCGACATTTATCGGTACTGATCATGGTTTGATCTGAAACTTTAGTTACTGGTATTGTAATGGGTCGACACAAGAGCATCCACATTTATATTATACGTCATTTAAAAATAATAATATAATAATATAAAAAATGGGTGAAGATGTAAAGAAGTATATACAGGAAGGTATACACTTTTCAAACGATATAATGGATGTCATTGAAGATGTTTCCCAAAGGTACCAAGAACATATTTCTGTATCAATGGAAATTGGTCATTTTGATGAAATTAATAAATATATGATGAAATTGTCTAGAGCTCTTATAAGATATAATAAACAGTATAGTGGACTTATAAGAGATTATAGAGAGGAAGGAGTAGTAGAGAGTGAAAAAAAGGGGTTAGAAACAATAACCGAAGAATGATTAAATGATACAACAATATGCCAAACACGTATATAAAGTACTTGGTCCCGGTTATAGTGAGCGGGTGTATCACAATGCGATGGAAGTTGTCTTGCGGAAAAATGGGGTGCACTACGAAACGGAGAGAATAGTTCCTATTGTGTTTGAAGGGCACACAATAGGGAATCTTCGCGCCGATTTAATTTTAAATAATAAAACCGTGGTCGAACTGAAATCGGTTAAAACCGTGAATGATGTCATGGTAACCCAAGCGCAAAACTATCTACGCTTGACGGGGTTCCCGGAAGCGTACCTGATCAATTTTCCACCTACACTTAACACCGAATTGGAAATCAGGTATGTGACTTTGAATCCTCCATCTGATTCATTAGATACATAACCGGAATCAGTTGATAAATTTTTTTCCATTCACTTTTGGATTCCTCGTAATACTTTTTAGGGTCTTTAAGCCCCTCTTTTATAATTTCGTTTATCTTTTCTGTGTAGAACTTGATTTCTTCTAAACAGAAATTGTAATATGGATCGTTGTTCATTACCTATATTAAAGACTTATCTTTTAAGCTTATCGTTGATGTTTTGGAAAACTTCGGGTGTATTTCGCTTTTTGTTCGCGAAGTTTTTGAGCATGTTACTCAAGCTCGTGTATACAACACCTCTTCTCAAAGGGTTCATTCTCGCCTTCGATTTAGATTTAGATTTTGGTTTTGGGGAATTTGGGAACTTATTGTTCGTTTCCTTTTGCAACTTTTTAGATTTGCTGTTACGTACTGGGAAGTTCATTTAGTATATATTTAGATTTTAAATCGTTGGTATATATTCCCAACTAAGAACCCCACATATCTTTTTCCAAATAACGTCCTGTTGGTATAATTTTTCCTTCGATTTCAAAAGTGGAAAATATTTAAGATATTTATCTTCACTCAAAAGTTCACAAAATTTATAGAGTACATACGAGTAACTCAAAAAGTTTTTACGTTCACTCGGACAATTGTCATCGAATGGTTTTTGTATATCCTTGAACATTATACGCAGTCTCTCTTCAAGTTCCTGAGGCATAGACGGTGGTTTTACACCACTTATGATATTTGTTATGTACGGGACGTGTTCATAATATTTATTGAGTTTCAATTTTTTTAGAAGTGTGCGAACACGGGCGTGTGTAATTTCATCTAAAACTTTTACCTTTATTTTTTTGAGTTCGTTGCGTAGTTGTTCTATTACCTCTGGTGGTATAGTTGTCGTCTCTTGTGCCTGAAACTGCGATAACCATTCATTAAAATGATTTTCACGTTTATACGAATAATTGACTATTTTTTCCGATGTTTCTTGTTCTTCTCTATATGTTAATTCTTCACTTATAAGTGTTGCTAAAATCATACCACAATTATCACACACGAGGTCACTTGTATCTGTAAAATGAAACACATTACTTTCTGGACACACGGGACATACTTCACGTTTCTTTTCTACGGGTCTATCTATATTTAACTTTTCTACATCTATTAAATAATCATTAAATATGTCTTTTCTCTGTAGTCCAACTGTTTCTTTACAATTGAAAACATTATCGGTACTTATTTCTTTTTTAAGTTCATCGGTATACATTTCTAGATACGGCATACACTTTATTATATATTCAGACAGTTCAGTTTCGTATTTTGATTTATTAATAGGGTCATCTCTTATAGAGTTTTCCCATGTTTCAATTTTATTATTATATCTACTTAAAAAATTACCTTCCATATATTAATTAGATAGAATGATCGGTAATCTTTTAACTAACGTTATCATTTGGGTGTACTCAACATTACAATCACTATTTTCCATTCCAGACTATAGAATTGCGGATTCGTCTATGGAATATTTTTTAGATCATACAAAAACACCTTTACCGGAAGAACTCGACGAATTCTGGTACGAAGAGCGTAACGAATGGGATGAAGATACTGAAAGTGTTTTCAAAACATTAAACTTTTCAAATTATAAAGATACAACAATCCCTGAAAATGTTACGAAAACTGTGGTTCGTGTTAAATATTGGTACAATAACATGATGTATAAATATTTAACGTATGATATGGATCACCCATGGCCACCACCACGTAAAAATGGTGTTGTATTTAACATGCCAATCGTTTCAGCTGTTTTGCTCGATTCGGATGATAAACCAGTTAAAGATCTTTTAAACAAGATTCGACGATATGCGGGTCCACGTAAAGATTTCCATAACGAAAAAGTTAAAATTAAAGATATGTTATTTTATGACATAGACACACTTGAAAATGAATTTCCAAAAATAAAATTAAAAAGTGCAATTGGTACGACTAAAATCGTAAGCACAGTTGATGGATATATTACTGATCTTCGGGTACCTTAGCTGCTAAGTAAAATTTCAACTCACCCAAATTAGCAACGTTATATTTTAATATCAAAAACCTATTCTGTTCTTCCTGCATGATTTGTACCGTAGAACACATACTCGTCGCCTTTGTAAATATATTCATGTATCGAAGGGAATATTCACCCGAAATTTTGGGACTTTCTTCCGTACATTCAATATTCGTTTCTTGATTTGCAAAATCACCCATACACTGTAGTTTGAGACGTGTACCTTCCCTTGTTATTTTTATAACATTACCAATATTATGCATATCTCTACATATTCTCTGAAAATCCATGGATGCCATTGGTGTAATCGTTGTCATGGTCATAACTGGTACTTCAATTTGGTTTTCATTTATATCGAGTAATTTCAAAGCAAATTTAGTACACGTTTTCTTTGATTCATTATGAATTTCAATATTCATAAACTCTTTACAATTTATACTTATTATAAGAACATCGTTATTTGTAATGGATTTAAGAAGTTTGAATGTGTTCGCGACATTTATACCCGCAACTATATCGGTTTCACATGTATATTCTTCGAAATTATCCGATGAGAGATACACGTCAACCAATGATGTACGAGCTGTATCGAGAGTTACTATGTATATACCATCAGGTTTAAAGTATATATTTACGTCGTTGAGTATATCTTTGAGTACTTCAAATGTTGATTTTATGGCACTCGCCTGAATTGTTGCCAATTTCATATCTAAAAGATATGAGTTTTAATTCTTTATATTCTTATTATATGCATCTGATACACTCTGGCTAATCTTATCTTCGAGTTCCTGGGTCATAGCGGGTTGTAAAGTTCTACCATAATCATCTAAACCAAATAAGTCTCCTGAACCTTCACCGTCTAAACTTGTTGTCGAACAACCACCAAAATTACACGTCTCTAATTCCTGCACGGGTAAAAGTGATTCTAACCAGTTTCGTATTTCATTACCGACTAAAAGTTTACCATTTTTTGTAAGCATTGTTGGAACACGTGTAATTTTATTTCTATATTGTGGTGGTATACCCAATTTATTAATGTTATGGTATTTAACAATTTGCTTGAGCTGTGAATGTTTATTAATATAGTCAATTATATCCAAACTATGATTACACTGTGGACTATAAATTAGAAGGGACATATCTTAAATTAGACTTTACTTTTTTTTCATTGAAAAAACACATTTTATACATTTTTTTTATACATAGAATATAGAGGAAAAAAATAAAATCTTTGTAAAAAAAGTGATTACCCAAAAAAAACTTTTTTTAATATATACAAACTATCTTCTTGAGAATGATGTTGAAATTCAAAAATAAATTTTTCTTTTACTAATCACTTTTTTTACAAATATTTTAAATAAAATAAAAATAATTATTAATATTAAATAATGAATACTATACTATTAATATTATTAATACTTACTGTACTCATAACCATGTCCAGGACGGAAATGTTTACAGAACAATTTGGATTCTCTGGGTATACTAAACCAATAGACACTTTGTTATTAAACGGTACCGACACGGATTTATCTGATTACGAAGAATCGGGTGAAGAAATTGAAGTATCTAATGATCTCATGCAGGAAATGGTTCTCGCAACAAACAAAGAAGTTTCTAAAAAAACCGGTCTTTGTACGTATATTATTGAAACACTCACCGTAAAAAAATACGTAAATAAAAAGAGTAATCAGGAAATATACAGATGTATGTTCATGTCAGTGAAACATAAGGGATTTGCAGTAGGATTTATAGTCGCGTCTGATTTACGAATCATAGATGGTCGTGCAACTGTACTGAATGTAAGAACACAACCTATCGATATTAACCCGCCATCTGATCCAAGTATTTACCAAAAATCAATAAAAGGTAAAGAATTTGAAGATTATACAGAAGTTAGACAGAGTGAAATTGATATAGTTAAAAATACAAAAATAATAGATAAGGTTATACCTAATCCACAAGACATGTACGGTAAAATTAACATTTAAAACTCTAAAATAATTATAATGATCAGTATTGATGAAATAACACGTATAGCTGAAAAAAGAAATCAGTTGAAAAAGGAAACGTATACAAAAATTTACGAACAGATTTCAAAGAAGATACGCCAGTCAGTAGATTTGGGCCATAAATATTTGTTTTGTCAAATACCTTCTTTTGTTATGGGGTATCCCCATTTTAACAGAGCAAAAGCACTACAGTATATAAAACGACAATTTGAAATAGGTGGATTTACAGTTCAGATTATAGGCGAATACGAATTATGTATTTCATGGAAACCGAAAAAAAAATCACGAAAAAATGAACAACATGAAGATCCAGAAGACACAGAGGATTTTCCCACTCTCGTAAACCTTAAAAAAGCAGCAAATAAATACAGGGGAAAATAAGTAATGCGTGAGACTTAAAGTTTAAATATGTAAATATACTACAAATATGAGTGATCCTTTAAATATACTCGTCGAGGCAAAACGTGAATACATAGGTCAATTATGTTTACTCATGTGTCCAGTTATGATTGAAACGTACGAAACCATGTACGAAGAAGCATACAAGCTTACAAAAGGTAGAAAGGTTCTTGTAATGTACCAAAAACTTTTAAAAGAAGTTCCAAATTGGAGTGATGCCATGTCTAAACAACATACTGATAATATAACAAACAGATGTGCATGGTTTAACGATCTATTAGCTGCAGTTTTTGTAAGTTGTGTTAAAATTTTATCCGCAGTTCGATTGAATAAGGATAATAAGAAAATTTCACTGAAACTTCCAACGAATGAAGTTTTTGTTCAAACGTGTTATAACAATGCAGCCAAAGATTTATACAGAGACCCATACATTTATCACGAAACGCAAAACGAACACGCTAGAAACGATAAATTATATGAGCGTTTTTGTGCGTGTATCGAAACAACTGTAAAAGAACTCATACCGGTACAACAGATTTTACAAACGTATATGTCTCAAACACAAGAGGGTCAGGATTTAGACCTCGATGAAGCTGAAGTTGGTGACTCTGAAGACCCTGACCTTATTGATGGTTACGAAGAGGAAACGTCAGAAGAGCCATTTGATGCAGAACCTCCAATGGGTCAATCTATGGAAGCTCCAATGGAAGAACAATCTACGGAAGCTCCAATGGAACAATCTATGGAACCTCCAATGGAACAGGTAATGCAACCAGAACAAAGCTCACCATTCGATAATGAATTTAAAACTATTAATACTAAACAACAACAACAACCATACCCACAGCAACCAGAAGAAGAAGGGGTTTTATTTCCGGACGCATCCGAAACCCGTGCAAAAAAAGTTGGGTACTATTAAATGGAGTTCGAAGACTATTTAAGAGACCCCGCGTGGGCCGGAATAATCGCCGGTTTTATAACCGCAGGATACATACACTTTAAAGCAAAGATCAACAACGAAGGTAAGCTTCCAGTAAGTGCATATACTAAACCAGCTGCACTGACCGCAATTTTAGTATTTTTTATTGTTACTAACGGACTAGGTAAGAAAGAGACCATATCAACGGAACCATTTTAATTTTCTGACTTAAAGATAATATACATATTTACAGTATAATATGACTTCCGTGACCGCATTCAATGATATGATGGGTCAATTTCTTGTGGAATTACACAAGACATTTCCAGAAGAAAAAGGCTTAAAAAAGTGTTTATCGGCTTTCGATTTAATGAAAGCTTCAAACCCACGTTTAGTTGTAGACGGGTTTATGCAGGGTGTTACCCCATATGCCGATAAGATTTCGTCCAAAGACGAATCATTTTTCATTGAAGAATCTAAGAATTTAGATTTCATGAAAGGTGTAAACCTCGAAAAACACTGGGGATCTGCTTCAGAGAATACAAAAAGTGCAATTTGGCAATATGTTCAGACGCTATATATGCTCGGTACAACCATTAGTTCTATCCCAGAAGACACACTTTCCATGATTGAGACAGTTGCAAAGCAATGTGCAGATAAAATGGGTGAAGATGGAAGTGAACTTGACGAAGCTGCATTGATGAAAACGATGCAGGGTATGTTGGGTGGTATGATGAAAAAATAAACTCACTATATATAAATGACATCTTGGTTTGAAGATCCAAAACAATTGGTTCGAGTAGACAGAGTTCACGAATTTTGGCCGTCAAAGACGCAATCTTCAGCAGACCGTGTTAACGCAACTGCTCGTTTTATTATTTATGCGACGTGTATAATATACCTCATACGACGTGATGCACGTATATTTGTTTTGGGAGCAACCGCACTCGGCGTTCTTTATATAATGGAAAAATCTAATATGGTGAAAGAAGGTGTTATACGACCAACAAACGTATACAATAATGTAGGTAAAGAGTGTTCCATGCCAACAAAAGATAATCCAATGGGAAATGTTCTTATATCGGATTATGCAGATAGACCAGACAGACCTCAATCGTGTCATTACCCAACCGTAAAAACCCCAGTAAACAATTTTCTTACAGGTGACATCAAATATGGTCCAGCCCGTTCGCGTTCAACTATGCCCGAATATCAAAGAAATGCATTATCGAGACAATTTGTAAGTATGCCAGATACATCCATTGGTGGTACACCATATTACGAATTTATCCATGGTAAAAGAGATAATACATGCCGTCAAGACCCAAGATTGTGTAACCCAGACGCGAGAGGTGTTCAACTTGAGGCGTTTTCAGGACTTGATCCAAACGGAGATAAGAGAAGTGGTATGCACAGAGGTTCTGGATTAGGACCTTAATTTTAAACAATTTAATAATAAAATAGTAGATACTCGATTTCCATAAACAAAATCTTTTGTAATAATAAATGGCGTATCAACTCCAACCAGGAATGAAAATGGTTCAAGATCACGCGGTTCCCGCCGTTTGTGCAACCGAAGAAGTTTTTGTATATCCTCAGCCCAGTACCCTTAACTATGGATCGGATAGACCAAACACTATGTTATATGGAACCTCGCCATACATGGCGGGTAAAGGTTCACCAGCAGAATTCATTGATTCATCTGACGAACTCAGACCACAAAGTACATCTCGTTTCAATAAAGTTTTAGCGAAGACTTACGAAAGAAACTTTCACCCACTCCAAAATGTCGAGTGTAAATTACCACTTAGAACACAATCCTATGAACCATCGAGTACCAGAGCTGAAATGCAAAATGGGTTGTTTCAGCAAAGATATCTCAATAAAAATCTCGCTAAGAAATAAGAATGGCTGATCCTATATCTATAATGGCTATAGCCGGCTTAGTTTATGCCGGTAGAAAATTGAGTCAACCAGACGAAAAATATACAGTAGAAGGTAATCCAATAGAGGAAGAAGAGGTAGTTTCTGATTTCTCTAATATGGAGGTTACTCAACAAACAAATTATTTAGGACCTTTATCACCATTAGTAGAACCATCGTATAATTCAAAACAAGAAATGGGGTCGTTTGGTCAAATTGCTCCACAACAACGATCTTCGGGGGGTGAAGTTTTGTCTATGAGAAATCGTATGTATGATGCGGGGCGAATGAATAATCTTTCACCAATTGAAAAACAACTCGTCGGACCAGGTTTGGGTGTTGGACCAGAAGTTCCCGCGTTTGGGGGTAATCAACAATTGTTTCGTGTTAACCCAGAGAATGTTGGTGCGTATCGCTTAACGACTTTACCCGGTAGGTCGGGCCCCGCATTTGATGCGAAAGGTGGTAGACGTGGTATTGTCGGTGAAGTTTCACATAATAGACCAGAAAAGACGGCGTTTTTACATGATCGTCTTCCTCCAGTTGCAGGTAGGGCACAGGGCATGACTGGTAGAACACCAAGAGCAGAACATGAACGTACAAAGAGAACAACAAATAGATCAGAAACGGGTTCGAGAACTGACACATTAAATTTTGCATCTGCAAAGAGAACGGTTTCTGCACTTACACGTGCTCAAGAGCCAACACGAAACAAAGCCGATGGTTCTATCGAACAGTATCAGTACAATAATCAACCAGCCCCAGGTATTAGTAGCTTTGTTGGTGGATACTTGAACACACCAGCGACTAAGATCGGTGAAAAGAGAACGTACGGTTCTGCATACACAGCCGAAGAACTTACAAAATATGGTTTCAGACCAGACGATCGCCGTGGTAAACCAAATAGAGCTGCGGGTCCAGGACGAATGAACGTTCGTGCCGATGCACTTAATCAAGGGGGTATGGTTACGAGTGTTCGTTCCGATACAACGAGAATTGATGGTCGAGTAAATGCTGCGAATGGCGCTTGGACACAACAATATAGAAACAACGATTACCATAAATTCAATGCTTATAAGGGACACGAAAATCCAAATGCTACTAATATGAGTTTGGATACAGCTAGAAGACAGCTTTCAAGTAACCCATTAGTTCATAGTCTTTCTTAAATAAATATAAATTGAGACATACACTCATTAAAATATTGTTCATATATTTTAATGAAGGTACATACCTTAGATATAGACAGTGGTGAACGAGACCCAGTTTTGTACCCAAACGTAGCTGATTATGTTGTACACCTAAAAAACCCGATTTACGATGTAAGTAAAATTTCACTTATATCAGCACGTATACATAATAGTCAGTTACTTATAAATGCTCATAACAATACGTTCACAATAAACAATACGTCGTCTAACTACGATATAACAATACCAAACGGAAACTATGATGGTGAAGATCTAGCTTCAAATGTTGTTGTAAATTCGGGTGGTAGGTTATCTGGATCTTCGTATGATAAAGATACAAATTCGATAACGTTTGAAGGTCCAAGTCAATTTAGTTTTGATTTCTATAACGGTACAAATGGGTATAAATCAGGTGTCAATGGTAAAACAACACCACATGATATATTAGGTACAAGTGCTTCTAACGTATTCTCTACATCTATCTCTCCTTATAAATTACATACTGGTAGCGTCAATTTACAGGGTCCCGATGCAATTATAGTTAAACTGAGTAGTGGTTCTGACGAATTTAACAAAACAGTATTTTCTGAAACACCTTTTTATACAGGGCGTATACTTCTGTGTGGGGATGTGATTAACTTTTCGGGTGTTGACGATACAGTTGAACATAATTTTGATTCTGGATCACAAAAAACGATATCAAGTTTACGTGTTCAGTTTTATTACAGTAGTAACAATCGGTTAATACCATATGAGTTTAGAGATGCGAATCATATACTTAAACTTGCGGTCACATGTTCTACTGATAAACTTGAGAATATTGCTAAAGTGGAACGAGACTTTTCTCTTCCACCACCTATGAGTATCCCCGAAATGGAGGATCCGCGTAGATGGGATGCGTTTATATCTATATTTATGGTAGTTGCAACCGGTTTATTTTTATTATTGGTTATGCGTAAGCCTAAACTTATCGAGTAACCGCGAAGATTGGTTGCGCTGGCTTTTGCACACGTGTAGAGACACGGGAGATACCGACGTAGACCAAGATAGACAAGAGCGTTGTGAACAAGGCAGTAAGAGTGTAGTTCATACCACCGTTCTTGTTAACCTTAACAACTTGGTTAACAGTCCACCTGACCAAGTCCATCCACGAGAGGGCGGCGGCAAAGGAGAAGCCGGCAACAACGGCGTTGAGGGATTGGGACTCGAGTTCACGAGCGACGAGCGTAACAGTTTCAGCAGCAGTAGACATTTTTATATATAGTATCCTGAGATTTTAATCGGGGAGTAAATCTTCTTCTATTAAAATTTTTTTATAGTGTTTTGGTTTCATATATCCTTTTAACATACCAACATTTATGCGTTCCATTCCTGTGTCGGATCCCGAATCTGTTTCTGTATCGGAATCACTTTCAGTATCAGAACTATCATCGTCATCATATAATTTAAAATGTTTAGACGTTCCTTCATATCCTTCAGGTTCCGATGTGTTCATTACTATCTATAGCATTTTTTAACATTAATTCTGACGGATTTTTTGGTTCCCACGCATCCCAATTATCGTACGCCATATTCATTTTGACAAACTTATATTCGCGTCCTGTGTACCGCGTAAAAGGAATTTCTTCATCTTCAAATTCAATGTCATCTTCTTCGTCTTCTTCATCGGAAGATTCTTCGTATATTTCCGGGAAATGTGTTCCCATTTTCTTACCAACTTCGTTCATGGCACAATATTTCATAGCGTATTCCAAATCTTCACCGAGTACCATATCTCTACCGGAAGCCTTGGCGTATTCAGCTGCGAGAACCATAGTTCTTTCGAGTACGGGTTGAATGATATTAATAGCAGAGTCCTGGACCTGCTCAATTAAGTTAGTGGTTGCGTCTTTTTCTTGTTGATTCATTATAAATTAAACAGTGTTTTAGCAATTCCGTTTTCTACACGGAGTATGTTATAACTTAGGCCTAAAACTCTAAGTTCTCTTTTAGCCAAGTTGTCTGGTAATATCTTGAGTTTTATATCTTGTTCTTTAATTAAACTAAAATTTCTTTGTCCTGTTGGATACCACCGTTCCGGTTCAAGTGCAAAACTATACGAATAATATCTTCTAAATAATTGTGTTCTTGAATGGTGTATACCACTCTGTATTGCGCGTAAGTTTATGACATTACCTGTAACTTTATCTAAAATAACGGAATCGTCTAATTGTATTTCAAGGTTTTGTAAGTGTTCATAATTTACGTATTCACCGTTATACAATTGGTAATTTGAATCATAATCAAAATTTGTAACAAAATGACCACCTGTTAGCTTTCTTAATCTCTGTACTATGAAAAAAAGTTCCTTTATAGGATTTTTAAATTTAAGTTTATGTTTAACATCAACTATAGAATTTACATTTGAATCCTGAGGTATTATAGATTTACTCTCTTGTATCTGTGTGATTATATAATCTATTTTTTTACTTAATAACATCTGTTTTTCTTCTTCATCTAGAGAAACCATTTCAGTTGTTAATTTTAAACTTTTTATAAGTCCTTTTGTTTGTACGAAATCACCTAAATAAAAAATTGAATTACTATTTGCAGGGTCGGTTGCGTCATACCCCCAAACACAATCTTTTAGATCTCTAAGTTTTATAACAATTTCTATTTCCTGACCTGTTATGGCACAAAGTGGTACAGCGAGTTCGGGATTATTATAAAAATAAAATGGTATATCAACAAAATATTTAGTATCAGAAGTTGCTAAACCTAGATACCCTGCAATTTGAACTGTAGATACCTGAGTACCTGAAAATTCTAAAGGTGGTTTACCAATAAGTTTCTCTAAATTATGTTGTTTTGTTTGTGTAACGTAATTATCAGAATATATAGCTAAGAAATCACTTGGTATACGCTGAATAACCTGACCACCTATCAGAATTTCAACATACTCAATCATGGCATGACCTATAGACTCAACGTATCCTATACCTTCGATACCACCTACCAAATTCTGTTGTATACTAGATAATTCAACTTTCATACTCACTGTCTTAAGAAGATCACCTTGGTTTTGTGGGATTGTACATCGAATAGTGTTTCCAAATTCTACTTCACCTTGAACGTCTAAATCAACAAAGAATGGTGCAAAATTGGTATGTTTTTGAAAATTCTTTATGAAATAGGTATACTCGGGGTCGTCTGTAAAAAAAGCGTCCTGTGGACCAGATGTTTCTAATTGAACACGACCAGCCATTACTAGTATAACTGACTAAAATTTTAAACCCCCAAGTCCGCTGCTTATACGTAAAACGTTATAGTTTACAGCGTATACGTAAACTTTGTGTTGGAAACTCGCGTCTGGTGAATCAAGCTCAATATCTATCAAATTATGTGCTATTCTACTCATATTGACTTGACCAGTAGGGTAATACGTTTCTGGTTTCAAAGAAAAACTATAGACACCAAAGTTATTACCCGTAACTCCCGTATAATACTTTAATGGTTGTTCGTAACTGAGCATTAAATTATCGGCGTCTATGATTGTGGTATTATTAAACTTCATTGTAACTTGTTTTATTGGTTCGTATTTGTATACATCATCACTTACAGCCAAAAAGAACATTTCCTTAACAGGATTTTTAAAGTTAAGCATACCAGATTTTTTAGATTCACCCGCTTTAAACTTGAATTGAGACATTTGGAGTTGGGTTATAACGTATTCTATTGGACGCGTAAGTAGGAAATTCTTTTCATCTTCTGTAATGAAAAAGAAATCTGTCACGAGAGAAACCTTATTGATAGAAGACAAAACACTCGACGGTGGATCAGATACACCACCACCTGTTCTCGTATATGATAATGTGACGTCTGTGAGTTTTTTAAACTTTATACGTACTTCGACGAGTTGTTTTGTTAAAGCGCATACGGGTATAGCTAAACTCGGGTTTCTAAAGAAATAAAAGGGTAATAATACACTATAATCCCAATCGTACGTCACGTCTATATAATTACCGTGTCCCGTTAAGAAGTAGAGTGTTTGATCAATATCATCTTTATTACTGTGTATTTGGTCATACATGTAAATATAATCACCCGTTATTCTCTCTATGGTTTGACCACCAATAATGAGATCAGCATGGTCTATTAATTGTGCACCTATAGATTCGCGGTACCGAAGCGTTTTGATGTTTATTTGACCACCCATACCATTGTGTGCAGCACAGTAATAGTATAAAGTTGATGGTGCACCCACTGGTACGACAAATGTAACAGTAGCTGTACTTGGATTCGTAACACCAGTTGTGTAATCGGAATAACTGGGTGAAGCCGTTGTGGAAAACCTAAACGGGTGTGATGGATGACTCGCATTGTTGAAGGTATACGTCGTACCTTCGTATAAAGTCAATGTTGCCTGTTGGACACCATCTATAAAGTATTTACCATCAGCAGCAGTCACCGTAAATGTTTTATCAGGTGTCGTTGGTTTAGGTAAAGTAAATTTAAGCATTGTACTTCGAATAAGATCGCCCTTGTTTTTTGGGATACGACATTCTACCGATACATCATAATCAATATCACCATCAAAAGGTGTTTCAATAGATTCAATTGAAAATTTAGTATGTCTTCTAAAATTCATCAAGAAATATGAAAACTCGGGTTCCCCAGTAAGCCATTGGTCCTGGATACCCGTGATAGCAAGGTTTAATCGACCAGCCATTCTTACTTTACGTGAGTAAAATTTTATGAAATAAAACGACACGATATTATAGATGAATCTTCAATTGAGAAAATTCAAACCTGAAAAAATGGCAGACGATAAAGTCTGTGTTTTTATAGGTAAACGTAATACGGGTAAATCAACCCTTGTTACTGATATTCTGTACCATAAAAAACATTTACCAGCGGGTATAGTTTTATCAGCAACAGAAGAAGGTAATCATTATTATCAACAGTATATACCAGATTTATTCATATACGGTGATTACGATAGAGAAGCTATTGAACGTGTAATGGATAGACAAAAAAGATTAGTTGGTGCGGGTAAAAAAAATTGTGGGGCCTTTCTTCTTTTAGATGACTGTATGTATGATTCTAAGTTTATGAAAGATACGTGTATTCGTCAATGCTTTATGAATGGACGACATTGGAAGATATTTTTCATGTTAACCATGCAGTACTGTATGGATCTACCACCTGCACTCAGGGCAAATATAGATTACATTTTCATTTTACGTGAAAATATTATTCAAAATAGGGAAAAATTGTTTAAAAACTTTTTTGGTATCTTTCCATCTTTTGAGATGTTTAATAAAGTTATGGATTCATGTACGGAAAATTACGAATGTTTGGTATTAGATAATACGTCTAAAAGTAATAAAATAGAAGATTGTGTATTTTGGTATAAAGCAACACTTCGTAAAAACTTCAGAGTCGGTGCACCAGAGTACTGGCAAACACATAAAAAGATGTTTAACCCAAAACATGGAAACGTGAAAATTGGAGACCCAAAATCAGTTAAAAGGAATACACCCTTTAAAGTTACGAAAAGAAAATGATAAGATCAATTGCTAAACGAATGTATACACCCATAAAAAATGCCAACACTGTAGTGTATCCAGCTTATAATGAATTTAAACCAGATGATAGTGACGATGGGTATAGAATATTAATTGATGTATGTCATCATACAAAAACTGTTTATATAGATAACGATATGTGTGATTACGATAAATTAAATGATTTACCCAGGATCATAAAAACATTCGGGTGTTTATACCCAAACTACACTCTTCAGGACAATAATGCGTAATCATTTAAAACCAAAAAACTATGTACATATAAATGGCGACAGACGTTAGAACGATGAATCTTTCAGATAATGGCGACGGTATGGTATCTCTAAATAACAATCAAGGGACATCCTTCGTGCCGAATATCCCCCCTGAAAAAAATGTGAGTGAAAATAAACAGACGATGGACTCTACTTCAATTTCCGATATTATGGGCCAAGAGCAATTACTCGAACCACCAATGATGAGCGCCGATCCAAGAATGGAACAAATGCAAATGCAAGCTCCAATGATGATGGCGCAACAGCCAGTAGCACAAAAAACAGCTGAAAAACCAACCGAATCTAAAAATCCATTCAACCTTACTGATGACCAGTTCCAAGCACTCATTGTAGCTGTGTGTGCTGCGGCGGCAATTAGTAAGCCAGTTCAAGAAAAACTTGCGAACTTTGTCCCATCGTTTTTGAACGACCAGGGAAATCGAAGTGCAATCGGCTTAGCGTCGACCGGTATGGTCGCGGCGATCGCCTTTTACGTTGCGAGAAAGTACGCTTAAATAGCGTTATAATGTTTATACATTCTCTTTCCAAAAATGAAATAGGAAACGAGAAATCCGAACAGTAAACCAACTGCGCGAAGTCCTAGAACAGTACCAGTACTCTTCGTAGTTTTACCATAATCTCTAAAATCTTTTTCAAATCTTTTGTTTATTTGGGAAACACCCGCAACCATACCCATACCTAATAAGGTTGACAATATTAAAAATGGTGCATCTATAGCTAAACGCCCAATTAAATTACCACCACGTGGTAATATACTGATGACTAATGGTGTAACGACCATGATTACAAACATGTTTAACCATTTATCGTTTAAAAGTAGTGGGGCGCTCGAAGACGCGAGTAAAGTGTTTAGTAACAAATACGCTTTCATTAAATCGCCGAACGATTGCATTTTATTAATACTAAACATTATTTATCCTGGATGTGTTTACCACAAAATTCAGTTCTTTGTGGTATTTCCCGGTATATCCCTAAAGAAACGCACATAGTTCTAAGTTCATCAAATTTTTTCCAGAACTCTTTACTATGTGAATATTCGTCGACGGTACAGTGTGCGAGTTCGTGTAATAAAACGTGGAATATTTCATTGGGATCACCATCGATACATAAACCTATATCACTACCTTTACTCACATTGTAGCCGATAGACCCATTCATACGCTTATGTGCGGTAATTGGAATTTCCTTGTATAACATTTCGAATTCCTGATTATTTGTTTTCTTAAGATGTTCCCTGAGTGTCCTGTATTTTTCACGAACATCTGTTAATTCCTGTGGTTCCCTCGTGTTAATGTATAATAACACGTTTATGATAAGTAGAAGTATGGCGAGTATCATCTTATCATAAACATATATAAAAATTCGAAAGACGTGATTCCGAAGCGCCTTAAGTGAGGGGAGGTGCGACCTTAAACATTATCGACTCGATGAAAATACCTGGGTCCGGGGGGTAGTTCTCTGTCCACGTATTACGATTTTGAAAGGTCTTCGTTTCAAAACGTTTACCACCCGAATTGATTGGTATGACAACTATACCGTTCTCATTAGCCATAAAATTTTCCGTTTTGACCTTGACTTGCCCTCCAAGTGTACCAGTGATCGCTTCGACATAAAAAGAATTGTCCGGGTTCCTGTGTATTTCCCAATTCCAGAACACCGATTTAGTTTTATATATAATGCCACCATCTTCCTTAGCCACTCCCGTTTTAAAAATTACTTCCTCGACTTTGTCAAACCCAGTGGGACCGGCAGTGTATCGAGGTGATTCAATGACGTATCCGTTTCGTTGGAAGCCAGCTCTTTGCACGGCTATTTTGGAGAGGATACCCCATTTACCGTTTACTTTTGCAAGAACTTTATTATCTCCGACTAACACTCCATTATGTGTGAAGGATAGTAGGGTTTGCCCCGCTTCTTCAGCTGGAGGTGGAGGTGGAGGTGGAGGTGGAGGTGGAGGTGGAGGTGGAGGTGGAGGTGGAGGTGGAGGAGGAGGTGTAGGTGGAGCTGGAGAACTAAATTTCATATCGTCATTTTCTAATTTAGATGGATCAAAAGACGATTCATCCTCCTTAGAGTATGGAAGCATAGTATGTGTAATATGAAACAAATCACTTTGATTTTTACTATTTCTATAAAATTTTATAACTACCTTTTTACCTAAATAATCTTTAAAATCATCCGAATAATCGACTGGTAATATATATTCATTTTTTGCCATATTACTAATATAAAGTTCCGGAGACTTGTATTCTATTTCGTGTATTAAACCCTTTTCATAATCCGATATTTCTACATATATAGTATTATATTCATACTTCTTTTCTGCAGATACCCAAAGCGTAAAAAATGGCTCTTTAATAGATTCATATTTTTCCACATTAATAATTTTATATAACAATAAAATTATTAACAGTATAATAAAAATACCCAATACTTCCATTTTATATAGAGTAATATTTTAATCATCATCGTATACTCCCTTATAACCATACGCAGAGTACTCTAGATAGGGTTTTATTAATGGTTCGTTTACACGCATATCTTTACAATCATCAATCCAAATATTTTGCATTTCCTGTGCAGATATTTTATCAAAATTATTTACGGCCCCCCTATGATCAAAATATGGATATGTCGAACTACTATAATTGTTTTTCCAGCTATCATATATATCTTTATTTTCTACTTTCTGTAAACTTGTTACAATTCCCTTATTCGCCAAGTATTTTGTACGGTTGCCCGGCTTAGAATTTTCGTCGGGATCGTTTTTACGACACTGAACTAATTGAGAGCTAGATGTACCTTCATATGTTCTCCCAAAATTGTTTATTATTTTACCTTCATATAAGTCAAAACATAAAAGTTCACCTAAATCTGTTACCACGAGTGCGAAATTTCTCCTTTTTTCTTTAGTATTAAGCATAAACGTTTTATTTGGTTTCAATTCATTATCTTTGTAGAATATCAAAGAATGTAGTTGATTACCTCCTTGAATGAGAGATTGTGAATATAATTTAGTAGAAGTGGAATTCGGTGTACGTATACGCACTTTATATCTATCGGATTCGGCATCTTTAGTATATAATCCATCTTTAGGTATAAAAATAGCATAATACTTTTTATTTGGTGAATAATATTTCTTGTTTGGTACAATCTCACCATTATTTGAAAAACTGTGTAAAAATGGCATTCCACCAAGTAAACCAAATTTAGCATTTTCATAATCAGTTTTATTAACTTTATCTTTTGGTATAAATATTGGATTTTTAAGCAAATGCCATTCGTTACCACTTCCTGCACGCATACCAGAAATTAATTTATCGTCTTTTGTATACATTACGTATTTATCACTCACGGTTTTTATAATAAATTCACCATTGTAAATCTCATCACCATTAACCAATTCTTCAATTCTATATATACCATCGTCATGGAATTGACGTTTATATCTATCAGAGGGATCTGCACTTGGTGAAAAATATGTGCCTTTGGTCGACTCACGAAATACACTCGGTGTTTGTAATATTTTCTTTAAAGAATACGTTTTATTAGTTTGATTATACTGTATTTTGAACCATTTTGAATCTGGAAATGTAGTAAAGGTATATATAGGGATTCCTATAACGGGGGTCATTAACTCTTTACCAAATGTCTGGTTAAGTTCAGATTTATTATAATCCATTTTGATATAAACGGTTTTGTTTTCACATTTCATTTCCTCTCTCGTACTGTCCCAACAAACATCTACTATTCTCGTAGTTTTTGCACTAGGTAGAATTTCCGGATTTGCGAACCAACGTTCCTCGGGTCGTCCGTAGATGTCTAACGGTTCGTTAACAGACATTTTATTTCTCATAAACTTAATATCCATATATGAGTCGTCATTTGATATACTCCATGTAAAATACTTTACCGATTCTAAATTAAACCATACGATATTATTTTTCATAATGTCATAAAATGTTGTAGTTGGGGATATTTTAATAGTTTGTAATTGTTCGTAATTGAGAACATTTTTCGTGTTCAAATGTTTACCCAATATAACCACGTTCCATGTTTCAGAACCATATTTGAGTTTTGCATCTTCAATCTTTTTCTTAGCCGCTGCTATTGCAGCCGCTTTTTGTTCCTCTTCTAATTTTTTCTTAGCTTCTTCAGTCGCTTTTTGTTCCTCTTCTAATTTTTTCTTAGCTGCCTCTGCTAGTGCTTCTGCAGCTGCTTTCTGTTCCTCTTCTAATTTTTTCTTAGCTTCTTCTGCATCCTTTATAGCTTTTAGTCTTTCTTGTTCATTCTTCGCTTCTTCTAATTTTTTCTTAGCTTCTGCTGCCGCCGCTTCTGCAGCCGCTTTTTGTTCCTCTTCTAATTTTTTCTTAGCTTCTGCCGCTTCCGCTGCCGCTTCCGCCGCTGCCGCTGCCGCTTCCGCTGCTAGTGCTTCTGCAGCTGCTTTCTGTTCCTCTTCTAATTTTTTCTGTACTGCTTGTGCCTCTGCCACTTGTTCGTTTAATAATTTTTGAGCCTCAGTTCTAGCTGAAGGCAAATGGTGAAACCTATTCCCTAAAATTTCTTTTAATATTGATTTTTTCAGTGTTGGGAATTCGTTATATAATTTATTTTCTTTCTCGAGTCTATCTTTTTCTCTTTCTCTCTCTCGTTCTGCTTCCCGTTCCTCTTCTAATTTTTTCTTAGCTTCTGCTGCCTCGTCCTTCTTTCTCTGTATTTCTTCCGGGGAATCACCTATTTCTGATACATTTACTTTTACATATACTTTCCAATATGTAGAGAATTGAACGTCTCCCGGACCCATAGCTCGATTTTGTTGGAAGCGAAAACTAAAAGGCTGGACATATTCTGCATTTATAAAATTTTTATCAGATTCCTTTTGTTCTCTGATATAAGTATCTATAACAGATCGTTTAAGACTTTCATTACTACTAAAAGATTCGGCATAACTTCGTGATTTAGTCTCAGGTTTAGAATTGTAAATAAGGATTTCTTTTTCAACTACTTTTATTATTTTACCACTTTCTAACTGAGGGGTTGGAGCTGGAGCTGGAGCTGGAGCTGGAGCTGGAGCTGGAGCTGGAGAAGCTTCCTTTCTGTTCGTAATTTCGACTGTAACATTAAGTGACCATACACGTCTTCCTGTTCGATTAACTTCTATTTTGACAACTGATATATCTGAAGCCGTGAAAGATCCCGCGCCAGACGAAGTGAGCTTTTTTGCAATATCGGCTTCAATTTCCGCTCGTTTATCACTTCCACTTTTCAAATATTTTGCGGCGGCATCATTCGCCTGCTTTTCACTAACATACATTCCATGGGTAATTGTACTAGTAGTTACTTCTTTCACTTTTTCGGGTTCTTGAGCTGGAGTTGGAGTTGGAGCTGGAGGTGGAGGTGGTGGAGCTCTCGAAGGTGGTGGAGGTGGTGGATCTGGAGGGGTAGGGGGTAGAGGTTCTAGAGATGCTGGTGGTGGAGGTATATACGATTTAGTAATGCTTTTCTGAAATATTTTTGTCCCACTCTCATTTTGTGCAAAGTATGGTGTATCTTCCGGCTTTCCAGTACCTGCTACAGTCGCGCTCGTGATATAACACGTAGATCCTTTGGGTTTGATCATAGGATTCCCACTTGTGTATTGGATAGAATTACAATAATCTAAATAATCACATTCTTCTTTGCATTCATCGATACTTATATCAGTAAGACGAGATTCCGAAGTTGAATTACCTGGAATGTCATCAGAATTTACAAATTTACCGTTCAAAGCACTAAACGGGTGGTATTTTTTATTATGTGTAATCCATTGGTATTGGTCAGGTGGAGGTGGAGGTGGTGGAGCTGGAGGAGTAGGGGGTAGAGGTTCTAAAGATGCAGGTGGAGGTGGAGATGGAGGAGTAGGGGGTACGGGTAATCGAATGGGTGCGATTGGTTGAGGTTGATTAATTTTTGGGGGTGATTTTTCCCTGGGTGGTTTTATAGACGATCCTTGTGTCGAACCATTTAAAATTTCGTCTTCATCTTCTGAATCCGAATCCGAATCAGGAATTTTCTCTTCTACAATATCTTCATCTATTTCTTCTTCCTGAACCTCTTCTGCCTGAACCTCATCAGATTTTACGGGTATACTTTTATATAGTATAGTTAACAGTAAAGTTGTTAATATAAGAATCACGAAGACGGCGATATATATTCGCATCATACTGTTATAATCGATTATTTTATTTTACTTTTTTCTATACACAAACTTAAATTTACTATATAGATCCGAAACCGGGTTCCCTTTAAGATCTTCCCATAATGTTAAAGTAAACCCCAAATCTTCCATGCGCGTAAAAAACATATCTTTATGCGCGATGGGTTCGACTTTTGGGCCGTCGGCATAATATGGTGTATCGGCTAAATGGACGTATAACTTTTCCCCAAAGTTTCCCGAACTTGTATGTTTCATTAGAAAATAGTTCCCTAACTCGTCTTTTACTGGTGTATTCATGATAATCTTATCTGAATTCGGTATGATTCCTATGAATTGACCACCAGGTTTTATTCTATTTTTAATTGCTAATAAAGACGTCTCGAATAACTTGCGTGATTCGAATATATAGTGTAACGCAAAGTTATAACATACGACATCATATTTTCTTTGTGGACACGCGAATATATCACCTTCGTAAAAGTTGACGCGTATTTTCATGTTTTTGGCACGCGACTTAGCCTCCTTAAGTGATTCTGGATTCGGTTCACACATGCTTATATTAGCCCCCGCGTGTCGCCACTTTTGGAGATCACCACCGAATCCACATCCTACATCCAAAATACTGTCGCCTTCGCGGGTAGCCGATTGGATGAGGAGACGCTTAGACTCGTTATGGTACTTACGTATCTCCTCCATTTATTTATATTCGTTTTTCTTTTTTAACTAGAGTTATAACCGAGACCTGATTCTCGGTACCGGACGTCATATCAATATAAAACCTATATCCTTAGGTTTAATTTCTTCGTTAATTTTCCAATTCCAAAGGTAATAGTGGTTATATCCCGTACCTTCCATGAACTTATGTTCACGAAGTTCATCTTCATCTACCCCAACGTTTACACAATTATATACATCGAACCCACGGTTACGTGCCATTATTATAGCATCTTTTAAACAGTTCCCGACGTTATAGAATGTGTACGCCTGTTTTATAATTTCACCACTTGATTTATGTACATAATCCAAACTATAAAACGTGGCGAATTGGTCTTTTTCATCGCTTAGGTATGTATATACGGTATCCTTACGTGGAAGAATCCAGTGTCTAACGTAAGATTCATCGATATAAAGTGAAAGTTTAAACTTTTTTAAATGTTCTTGTAACATTTTCGTAACCCGGGGTATATCGTTTTCATTCATTTCCCTAAACTGTGACGTACCTAAAATGAGGTGTGCTTTTTCTCTTGCTTCAGAAAACTTGAGTTTATTAAGTTTATTAACATTTATGAGTCTATGCCAATACGTGACTTTAGAGATGGGTGTAGGTAAATGTTTTACGACTGTATATACAGCTTGCCACCTATTTTGTAAATTCATACGTCTTTTGAGTTCGCCTATAAGCATGGGTGTAAATTTGGTATCTCTGAGATGTTTAGAAACACACAAAAAATTTATTTGAAGCATTTGAATTATTTTTTTATTAACACAAACGTCTAAAGGTATACCTGATATAAAAGCAATGAGTTTATTACTTTCCTTTTCACGAATAGCGAGGTTCCATTCATCTCTGTACCCCGGTGGATATAGCGTCCATTCAATTAACTCTTTAGAGTACATGAATTCGAAAAAATCATCTTGTATATAATTATCTTTTAAAAATTCACAGAGTTCATCTACAGTACACGAACTCCATTCATATCCTTCAGGTAACGGGTTTTTTTCATACCTAAGTTCTCTCGATGAATTTATTTCACCATCATTTTTAAAAACAACTTTATCTTGGGGAACAGGTTGTTTATTCCAGAATTCGTGCATTATATTACATAGAATAGACTTAAAGTTTTTAAGCTTTGTTATTATATAAAACAATGTCAACTCTTGAACAAGACTACACGACCGTGCCTGGTCAATTATATGCGTGTCTTTCCGTCATAGGACCGGAAGCACCCCAAAAGAACGATAAGTTTGGAATTAAGATCCGGGGTGCATTTAATTCCAGAGATGAGGCTGCATCGCACGCCAAGCGTCTTCAAAAAGAAGATGCGACATTTGATATTTACGTCGTTGATCTGTATAAATGGTTGTTAATCCCACCCGATCCGACGAAGATCGAAGACGTTCATTATACGAACGAAAAGCTTGAGGAACTTATGTCTGGATACAAAGAAAATCAAGCACAAGCGGCACAAATGTTTGCGGAACGTAAACGTGACATGGTTGAAAGTGCATCGTCGTTTGCGAAGCCGGGTGATGAAAACTCGAAGTATTATACGAAACCAGATGAACCACCAATCAGTCATCCAGCCGAAGTTCTAGAACGCCTTCAAAAGGAAAAACCAGATACACCAATGGAAGAACTTGTTAAGGAAGCGGATGCCACGGTTGCTAAGGAAATTGAAGAAAGAAAGGAAAAACGTGAAGCCGAGGCGAAGGCGGCTCTCGAGAAAGAGGCGGCTGATAAGGGGTTCAATTCAGTTGAAGCGATGCAAAAGTTTGAAAAGGAAAAGTCCGAGTCGTCTACGGAAGCCCAGGATACTAAAGGTGAAGGAGAAGTCGAGGAAGGTGAAGAGGTAGAATCTAAATAAATTTGTTATATAAATGTAAGAATGTTGAGTATTATACTAAATATAATCACCATAATTATTGTTTTAGCCATGGTCGGTTTATTTTTACGATTGTATG